CACTCACCAAGGCGAAGGTACAGTACCCGTTCGAGGGGCTGAACAAACACCTGTATGGTATACGCACAGCAGAGCTGGTTACTATTTGTGCAGGTTCAGGACTGGGTAAGTCTACTCTCCTGCGTGAGGTAGTCAGTTCCATAATGGCACAGTCTGAGGACAACCTTGGCTTGATGTTTCTTGAGGAGACACCTGAGCGTACCATGCGTGGACTAGTAGGTCTTGAACTGAACAAACCGATACACCTACCCGACTGTGAGTATGACGACCAAGACATTGACCTAGTGTACGATACGATGGACTATGAAAACCGTGTCTATCTGTGGGAACACTTCGGCAGTAACGAGATAGAAAATGTACTGGGCCGTATGAGATACTTCGTCAAGGTACTAGGCGTACGTTATATCGTACTGGATCACGTCTCTATCCTTGTCTCTGACCAGAGCAACGGTGATGAACGACGTGCTTTAGATATGATTATGACTAAGCTGCGTACGTTCGTGCAGGAGATGGGAATTTGTATGTTCCTTGTGAGCCACCTACGACGCCCTGAAGGGAAGCAATTGGAGGACGGTGCTGTTACTAGCCTTGGTATGTTACGCGGCTCTGCGTCGATTGCACAGCTCTCTGATGCCGTCATCGGTGCTGAACGTAACAGTCAGAGTGACGATCCTATTGTCAGAAACACGACCGTGCTGCGGGTGTTGAAGAACAGGTACACTGGCAAGACTGGTAAAGCCTGTGAAGTATTCTACAATGAAGCAACGGGTAGATTGACACAGCGTGAGGAGAAGCATGATGATATCTTATAAGCTAGGGAAGAACGAACAGAAAGTTTGTCAATCCATTGCAAAGATGCGTTATGAAAACGCCAGAGAGAAAGGTTTTGGACAGGAAAAAAACGTAGTTAATGTAGATTCTTACAAGAACATTGACGTTGATGGCGTTGGCTCTGAGATGGCAGCAGCTAAGATTCTAAATGTGTATTACGATATTGAGACAGATTTTCAAGCAAGTGAGTTACCAGCACATGATATTACACACAAGGGTAAAACTGTTGATGTGAAGACAACGAAGTATAGAACAGGCAGACTTATTGTCATGCCTCACAAGAAGCACGATAAGTGTGAGGTGTACTTGTTAGTAGTAGGGGAGTTTCCTGAGTATACTGTAGTTGGTTATGCCACTTACAATGATATAGTACAAGAGGAAAACTGGGGTGATCCTTTTGGTCGTAACAGACCCGCATATTTTTTAGATCAGGATAAACTGACACCCGTAGAGGAACTAATTGAATGAGATGTATTGCGTGTGACGTAGAGCTAACAGACTACGAAGCAACAAGACGGTTTGCAGGGAGTCAAGAGTTTGTAGACTTGTGCAACCGTTGCGCTGCTGTTAGTCTAGATGACAGCGATGTGGTTGATCGTGCTGATCTACGTACACTCGCAGACCTAGAGGAGATGGTATACCATGAGCAAGATTGGGAGCTGGATATTAGAACAGGAACTGTTGATGGAGACTTATCAGAAGTTTAACCACGACAGTGAACGTAACGAACTGAATGAGACTTACCATGAATACCTGTTACTTGGATATAGAAACTACTACGGATCACTTAACGATCTGGTGTGCAGTTACAAAGGTGAAGAACGATATACAGGTGCATACAACACCGGACTCATTGAGGAGTGTCTTGAATGAAGCTGACAAAATTGTTGGACATAATCTTATCGGATTTGACTGTCGCGTTCTCGATAGTGTTTGGAACATACATGTTGATAGGTCTTCTGTTGTGGACACTCTCTACCTCTCCAGACTCTACAATCCCAGTCAGGACGGAGGGCATTCACTTCGGAACTGGGGAACAATACTTGGAGGAACCGGTAAGCTAGACTTCACTGACTACGACGGTGGACTCTGCGACGAGATGATTGAGTACTGTATTGCTGACGTTGAGCTGACTGAACAGGTCCACAAGTGGTTAGAACTACAGCTACGCAATGAGAACTTCTCTCAGCAGTCTATTGATCTGGAACACAGCGTAGGCTGGGCCGTGACTGAGCAGGAACAGAACGGGTTCAAGTTAGATACGGAGTACGCTGATAAGCTGATGATGGATCTTATGTTTGAGATGAACAACATCGAAGCAGAGCTGCAAAGTATCTTCCCGCCTATCGTTGAGGAACGTATCTCTGAGAAGACAGGCAAGCGTTTGAAAGATAAAGTAACAATATTCAATCCCGGATCACGTAAGCAGATAGCTGAACGTCTGCAAGGTCTTGGTGTTACGTTTAAAAAGAAGACAGAGAAGGGTAACATCATCGTCGATGAGAAGGTGCTTGATAGTATAAACTTACCTGAAGCCAAAGCAGTTGCACGTTACATGATGTTGCAGAAGCGAGTAGCTCAGATAGATTCGTGGCTCAAGGCAGTCAAGGACGACGGTAGGGTACACGGCAGGGTCATCACTAACGGTGCTGTGACAGGACGTATGACACACCTCAGCCCTAACATGGCACAAGTACCAGCTGTGTCTGCACCGTTCGGTACTGAGTGCAGGTCTTGCTGGACTGTGGATGAAGGTAATGTTCTTGTTGGCATTGACGCCAGCGGCTTAGAGCTACGTATGTTAGCTCACTACATGGATGACGAAGACTATACTAATGAAATCCTCAATGGCGATATACATACGGCTAATCAACGAGCAGCTGGACTTAAGACGCGGCCTCTTGCGAAAACATTCATTTATGCGTTTCTGTATGGAGCCGGAGATGCTAAGATCGGAGCTATCGTTGGAGGAAATAGCCACACTGGACGAGGACTTAAAGAAACATTTCTATCTAACACGCCGTCTCTTGAAAGAGTTAGAGGAGATACACACATCGAGGCTCAGTCAGGCGTACTTGCTGGACTCGACGGACGAAAGCTCAGAGTCAGATCAGAACACGCCGCGCTGAATACGTTATTACAAGGTGCTGGGGCTATCGTTATGAAGCAAGCTTTGATACACTTGTCAGATAGACTGAAGAACATACCACACAAATTTGTTGCCAACGTACACGACGAGTGGCAGATAGAGACAACAACGCACTACGCAGATACAGTTGGACGTATCGGTGTACGTGCTATCAGAATCGCCGGTGAGACATTAAACCTACGGTGTCCCTTAGACGGCGAATATAGAGTAGGTAACAACTGGGCAGAAACCCACTAGGAGAAACATTATGTCTGCAAATAAACTACCACCCATCACTGTACGCGGAACTGTTTACTGGTGTGAGCGTAACAAGCTCAACAAGTACAGTAACAAGTATCAAGTGCAGCTTGGCAACCTTAGCGATAAAGCTATCGAAGCCATTGAAGAGATGGGTATTGCGCCTAGCAACAAAGGTGATGACCGTGGCTTCTTTATCACCATGAAGTCTAACAACCCTATGCGCTTGACTGACGCTGACGGTGTTGAGATACCTGAAGATGTACTTATCTCTAACGGATCAGAAGCAATCGCTGTTGTAGGTTATTACGATTGGTCTGTTGGTACTGGTCGGTCGCCTTCCATGATTAAGATGAAGGTTACAAACCTGATTGAGTACACTGACAATTCTGTATCTGAAGCGGAAGCGTTGTGATCCTAATCGACGGTGACATCGTAGCTTATCGTTGTGCTTTCAAGTGCAATGATGAGTCAGCTAAGACTGCCTGTTATACTACGGGCAGTTTCTTATCTGATCTGGTCAGTGATCTGTACGTTAAGATAGATGGCGAACCAGAGTACCGTGTCTACCTGACAGGTAAGGGTAACTTCCGTAACGACATAGCTGTTACTGCGCCTTACAAGGGCAACCGTAAGGACAAGGAAAAGCCTGTACACTTGCAAGCAATACGTAAGTATCTTATCGAAGAATGGAATGCTGTTGTATCAGAGAACGAGGAAGCTGATGACTTGATTGCTATCGACGCTACCCCTGACAGCATCATTGTTAGTCTTGATAAGGACTTCCAACAAGTACCGTGCAAGCACTACAACTTCAACAAACGTACGCTATCTTCTGTTAACGAGAAAGAAGGGACGCTGTTCTTCTACCGTCAAATCATCATGGGTGACAAAGCTGATAACATTGTCGGCGTGTATGGTATCGGTGATAAGAAGTCTCAGAAACTCCTTGAAGGCTTGTCAGAGATAGAGATGTTCAACAAGTGCGTTGAGTTGTTAGAGTCTGAAGAGCGTGTCATCGAGAACGCTAGACTGCTCTGGCTGCGTCGTGAACCTAATCAAACATGGGAAAGACCAAGTGAAGAGAACGAGACGTAACATACCCAAAGGCTATGACAGTTGGTTTGAGTATGATCTTCATAGTAAGTTTAAACGGTGTGAGTACCATGTTAACAAGCTAACATACACTCAGGTCAAGAC